GATCAATTAACTGTTAGCTGGCCTGGTCCTGGAGATGGTATGGTTAGATCCAGTATGGGTAAGCGAATGGTACCTCTTCAGGATGTATTTAATGATGAAATCAATCTGTGGCATGAGGCGCATGACTACTGTGTACCAACTCTCTTTATGTATTCAGAGACTGGAGATATAGAAGCAGTTAGAGAACAAATCTCTGAGCCCGGTAATATTGTTCCATTTTCAGCTTTGCCTCCTGGAGCAAATTCGGCTGAGCAAGCTTTTTATGCTGCAGTTCTTGAAGGTATACCTGCTACTTTGCCACAGTTTATTCAGTTTGTTCAGGGTCCATTAGCTCAGTTTGTTTCTGGAGCTTTTCCGGCTTTGTTTGGCGGGGATACTGGTCAGAATGATACTGCTAGAGGTATTGCAGTTCAACGTGATCAGGCTATGGGCAGGATGGGCTTATCATGGGGTTCACTTCAGGAGTTGTTTGCAGGAGCTTACACAAATGCCGTTATTTCAGTGGTCAAACATGCCTCTGATGAAGAAAATTTCAGCTATTCTGTTACGGATAAAACTGGGAATATTACATATGAAGAACTTTCTATTCAAGACTTGAAAGAGGGAACGGCAATTTGTAAAGCTGATACTGATGCCTCATTTCCAGAGAGTACCAATCAAAAGAGACAGACATATCAACTTATGATGACTGCAGCTGAGAGGAATCCAATCTTAGCCGCAGTTATGTCTGATCCTAACAACCTTGAGTTTGGTCACAATATCTTAGGTCTATCTGATCTTGTGGTACCTGGTGCTGAGGCTAGAAATAAACAATTGATTGAGATTAGACAGCTTCTTGAGGAGGCTCCAATACCTCCTAGTATGCCTGAGGTTCAACAGGCTTCAATTCAAGATCCTCAGCTATTAGCTTCAATGGCTGAGTGGGAACAATCAGGACAGGGCGGTCCTCCGCCTGTTCCTATGCAGATGTTTAATTCCAGTATTTCTATTGATCAGGAGTTTGATAATCATCAGGCTGAGTATCAGGTTATATCTGACTGGTTATGTGGGGAGGAACGGAGAAAAGAGGAGTCAAAGGGAAATAATGCGGGTATTCAGAATGTAAGACTTCACGGGCTTGCTCATAAGAAAGCTATTCCGCCTCCTCCAATGATGTCACCACCTACTGGGAAAGGACATGGTAGTCCTCCGCCAGGACCGGGTCCACAAGCTGCTGCACCCATGCTTGAGTCAGCAGCACCACAAATGACACCACCAGGAGTATAGTAATGTTACTTAAGTTTTTGCTAGATCATCTTCCAATTATTAGTTTAGTCGCTACGGCTATGATCTCCGTACCCGGTCTTGAGAATACTTCGGGTCCAGTTGTTGAGGGAGGATCTGATGTTGGAGAAGATACCAGAACCGTGGAAACTTCTGATGGCAGTACTAGTAGCGATGCTGATACTGATACTGTTACTGATAGTGAAGGGGATAAATCAGAATTAAAGATTGATTGGACTAAGATTCCCAGTGAGGTGAAGTCTCATATACAGGATATAGCTAAAGCAAATCCTAAACTTAGTAATCTTCTTCAGAATGCAGTTTATACTTCTCAAAGCTTTTTAAAAGAAATTCCCGGGGGACTTAAAGAGATTAGAGCTTTGAGGGCTTCTATTGAGGAAGCTGGGGGAATTGATGAGATTAAAAACATGGCTGGTCTCCATAAGCAGCTTGTTGATGAACAAGAGGTTATGGATAATCAGGCTCGTAATGGTGATCCAGCCATTCTTGATAATTTAATCAATATTGCTGGAGAGGGATTCTCTAAACTTATGCCTACGGCAATGAGTAGATGGGAATCTTCTGATCCACAGGGATATCAGCATCAGATGAGTAAACTGATAGTCGGAGCTATGAAGGAGGGGGGATTTGTTGCTGATCTTAATATGGCTTTTAGTATGCTTAAGTTGAATACTCCGGAGGCTACTAAAGAAGCTATTAATTGTTTAACTCGTGTAGCTAATTGGGCTAACGGGATGAATCAACTTGCCGTTAGAGCTCCAGTTAAACCTACGATTGATCCTAAAATACAGGTTGAGCAACAGAAACTCGATGATCAAAGAGCTCGTCTATTTAATCAAGAGTTTTCTAATGAGTTTTCTAACTGGAGAAATAAGGAAATTATTAGAGAGGTTGGAAAAATTTCTAACGGGCGTCAACTTACTGATTATCAGATGAGTACTTTGGGAGGTAAGATTGTAGAGGAGGTTGGAAATATTCTTACTTCTGACGAAGATTATATGAAAAACTTAAAACGGATCTATGATACTTTTGATAAAGCTGAACTTCTTAAATTTACAAGGGCTCGTACAGCAAAACTTCTTCCTGATATTACAAAGAAGGCATACAGAAGTTTGTTCTCTAATCCGGGGAAACCTGGACCTAAAGTTGTTGTTAAAACTAATGGAGCGCAACCAGAGACTTCTGTGGTAAAAGGATGGCAAAAGATTGACCCATCAAAAGCTCCTGATCCATCTTTGATTGATGGTAAAAAAACAAGTTTTGAAATGAAGTATAGAAAACAAGCTATTTTAACTGATGGTAGAAAGGTATATTGGGGTTCAACAGTTCCTACATCATAGTAGGCAGAAACGGTACTCTGAGAGCCGGGTTTTATAACAATGTACAGTCCAATTCAATGATACGGATAAGCCGTTCCGGACTATAGATTTTGAAACTCTTTTTTAGTTACGGGATAGAGCCCGGAGAATCTATGGTGAAGTGGCATTTGGACGAGTTCAAGACGAGGATATCACTGTGGCTGTAGCTAATGTAGCGCAAGCAATCGGGATGATGCATGAGCAAGTTCGTCCTGAGCTTCCGCGCCTTTACCAACAGGATTATACAGCATGGGGAAGAATCAAGAGCAGGACGGATATTGTAGTTGTTTCATCTCGTCCAACTCGTGTTCCTCTCCGTCTGTTAGCTGGTGGTAAATTCAGGGTTGGCTCGCCAGATGGTGGAGACATCGGTCTTGGTTCGTCGTTCACAACCGACGCCATGACTCTTGTTCCTGTGTACTTCTTCCACGCGAGTCAGTATACTAAGGCGACGGAAATCAATACGAACTCTGATGAGAAGGCGATTGAGGATTACGCCATGCTCACCATGAAAGACGCAATGGAGCAATTTAACGTCTGCATGGAATCTGTTCTACAAGGTGACGGGTCTAATACCTTAGATACCGTCATTTCTTTAACTAATGGTAATCAGACCATTAACACAAACAATGCTAATCTGTTTGTGGATAATCAAGACATTGATGTTTGGTCGGCTCTCGGTGGTACACTTCGTGGAACTGCCACCATTCTGTCTGTGGATGGTCCTAACAATCAAATTAATCTTAATCTTGCAGCTCCGACTGGTACTATTGCCAACGATCTACTGCTTGTTAGTGGATCATCTGGAGTTGCAAATGCTGGACTTTTTGGGATTAAGTACTGGCAGGTTGCATCAAATACAGGATCCATAGGAAACCTTGCTCGTTCTTCATATCCTGGAAAGTTGACTACCCCACACGTTTCTGGAGCCAATCAAGCTTTGACTCCGGCAAAGGCCAGAGTATTTCAAGCCCAGATGCAAGCGGCTATGGGTATTGAAGCTGCAGAAAAATCGCAGCTTGAATATCATATGAACACTGACATGATTGCGGCTTGGGAGAATGTTGGTCTTATCGTTACTCAAGTTATCCAGAATCAGATCAAGGGTGATTCTTCAGTTGATATGCTTAAGAAGGATGTCCCGCAAACATTTGCTGGACGTCCTGTTCTTAAGAGTATTCATGCCACCCCTGGTAGGATTGATGGATTGGCATTTAAACATTGGTTCCGTTGTGAGAATCAACCGATTGATTACTATGAGGTTGGGGGACAAACTTTGTTCCCGACTTATGGAACGAGCGGTGGTTTGAATACCAATACCTTGTTCTATCTCTGGACTGGTGTTCAGCTCGGTAATGAGAATGTCCGAGCTGGTGTTTACGGTGACAATTTCGCGATCCCATCCGGTTACTTCGGGCACTGACACCTCCACTCGGTAATGGGTATCAATTTCGGGGCTGTTCTGCAGAGGGGATAGCCCCTTCTTTTTTATGATTGAATTAATTGGTGGAAATTGCCCAACTCTTCAACAACTTCCAATAGGGTCGTTGAAACTTCATGGAACTAATCTATACGGGGAAGCTATATTTCGTGTGGTGTGGTCTCCGTCTCGATACTATTTAGTTGGGGCTGCCCATACAGAATACGATGGAGATCCATCAAATGATCAGGTTGTTAAAATTAGACAGAAGGATCCAAATATTCTTAGACAAAAGATTGGATATAAATGGCTTCCTTTGTACCCAGGGGATCCTCATTGGATCTTAGAAATGTGGAAAAGTCCGATGGGCTTTTTAGGTTGTACTAAAGAGCAGTATGAGATATATTATCGTGATCCCGTTACTATGCTTTTTACTCTTGGACCTTATCCTGAGAGAGGTGAATATTGTCAGTGTCAGTCTCCATTGTGGACGGGTTTAGGTCCTGATCGTACACAGGTTGATACCGTTATTTGTCTCATTAAAGCTGGGTGGAATTATACATATAAAGAACATGAAATCGCTAATAGAAAAACACTTGAGAAACGAGAAAAAGATTCATTCAATGATTTTCAAGCTAGATATAAAGAAGCTCGTCCAGCCTTTGGTAATAGACCTACTAGTATGAGTCCTGGCAAAAAAAGTCAAAATGATATTAAGATCAAGTATTCGGCAGAAGAACTTGGTCTAAAACATACAAAAGGATTATTCACAAACTAAGGAGAAATTATGCCCGGAACTGTTGAACAAAGAGAACAGGTAAAAGCTGAGATCAAAGCAAGAAATCAGAAGGATGTGTTTTCTCTTCCACCAGAGTTACAGATTATCGGTAGCCCAGTTAAAATCTTTAATGTTGGTCCATTTCGTCATCAGCGTAGTATGGGTAGTTATGGACAGTGGGTTATCAGTGCATGTTCAGAAGGTGAAGAGTATTCTCAGCCAACTGAAGTTCCATATATCACTAATGATCCAGTTCATATTGATATGTTTCAGATGGCACATCGTCATGATTCTGGAAGGAAATTGGCTTTAGATATCTTGGGGATTGGTCAGTTTCATACCCCAGAGGAAGATTTGACGAAGTGGGGTTGTTTTATCGCTAAGGGTGATACACCATCACTTAAAGAATTAGTCGATGCCCGTGAGAAATTGAATAAAACTTATGACTGGCTTATTACTGAAGCTGACAGTTACTTTAATCAGGGCCCACAAGCGTATTTAAACATTAGTGATATGCATCGACTTGCTGCTAAAGCTCGTGGTCAGAAAGATAAGCCTTGGGCTCGTGGTATTGAATTAATGACTAACTGTGGAATCTGTGGGTCACAGGTATCTCCTAAAGCAATTGTTTGTCCTACCTGTAAGAATGCTCTTGATGAAGAGCAAGTAATTGCGCGTAAAGTTCGTGGATTTGAACATCTGTGGAAGAAACAAAATAGCATATGAAGAAAACATTTCTTCTAATTTTCTTTACTTCTACCGTATTATCAGCTCAGGGTGTTCGTGTTGATATCCCAATCTTAACCAATGGATATAATGTACCATCCGGGAATGGTGCATTACCACAAACCTTGTGGCTTGCTCATGCCACGGCTATCATATGTGCTCATTTGAATGTTCAGAATTATGCTTCCTGTGCGGCTGCTCCAATTACTACCTATACTGATTCAAGACTTACAACTTCATGTCCAACTAATCGTCCAATTGTACAACTTCCAGGACAAGTATGTGAATCAGATTTAGGTATAGCAAGTAATCTCGGATTTTGGTATGCCGGTGGTTCATTCGACTATTTTATAACTAGTATTTATGGAGTAAGTGGTCCATATACCGGGGCTGGTGGTGGAGGTGGAGGAGGTGGAGGTAATGCTGCAGGTTATGATACTCAAGTGATATACAATAAAGCAGGAAATTTGGCTGGGGATTCTGGATTAACTTATAATTATAACAGTCCTACCTTGACAGTTGGGGGAACAATACCTTCAGGTACTCCTACAGTAACTATGGGTCCTCATGGAACCCCATCAACTAGTTGGATATTTGATACTTATAGTCCTGATACAGCATTTAGTAGCTTAGTGCCAAGCTCAAGTAAGATATTGTGGCCTGCAATTACTTGTAGTAGTGGATCTCAAGTATATTCACCAGCTATTAACGCATGTATTAATAATGGTACAGCAAATAATCCTGCCGGGACCAGCGGTCAGATGCAGTTCAACAACGGAGGCGTATTCTTTGGCTCAAATGTAACAGTCGATCCTTCTACCGGAAATGTTATTAACATGACTGGTAGTGTGAATCGAGTCATCAATGTGATGGCTCCGCCGTTTAATGCTTCTGGTAATCCAGAGGCTTTGACGTGCAGTGGAGGAGCTGGACAAGCGACTTTGAGTTGCACTACTGGCAATGGCTTCCTACCGGGGCAGGGTATCTTTGTTGCTCATGGTGGAACAAATCAGAATCTGGCTACGCCAGCTACTCCCAGTGTAAGCAATCTCACTCCTGTTGCTGAGACTATCGTGATTCCAACTACTGCGCCGTACACATACACGGTGGCTCAGACCTATGGATTCTTTCTTGGAGTCGCTTACGCGAACTCTAGCCTTACTCCTGAGCGTACATCTGCCATGCTCAATGTCGGTACTCTGACTCCCGGCAAAGGCGAATACACAGTGGCTGCTGGAGGCGTGGTTACATTCAGCTCACAGGATGCTGGAAAGCAAGTAACTGTAAACTACATGGCTGTCGATGCACAGGCAACTGGTGCGGTCAGCTTCACCGCTAGCAACAGTCTAGGAAGTGGCAAGAGCAGCACTACTCTCATTGTGTCCGCTGTATCCTCAGGTATCATTTATCCCGGTATGACGATTACAGGGACGAATATACCAGCAGGGACTGTCATCACCGCACAGCCAGCGGTTAGCTTTACGGGCACAGGCTCCGGTACTAGCCTGACAGTGGCAGGGATCAGTGGCACCATCACTATCGGCATGGGTATTACAGGAATAGGAGTCCCACCGGGAACAACTATCACCGCTCAGAATTCCGGTACGACTGGCAGTAATGGCACATACACTACCAGCAATCCAACCACTGCAAATGGCAACTACATCCTTGGTACACTTGGTGGTATTGGTATATATACGACTAGTCCAGCCACTTCTGCATTTAACAACACCATTACCAATGTCTCTACGACGTACACGTATCAGGTAGCAGCTATCGATACTCTTGGCGGTCAGTCTGCTGCGTCCTCTGGGGTTACAACTACAACCTCGTATGTGGCCAGCCAACTGTATCTAACGTCTCACATCAACCGCGTCACATGGCCCTCGCAGAATGCTACTGGCTATGCTGTCTATCGTAATGGCATTCTGATCGGCAAAGCCGATGATGTAGATGTATGGGAGCCTCGATGGCCGTATCGCATCAAGGATATAGTCGTCCCTCAGACTCCCAACGGACACCAGTACATCTGTATCAATGATGGAATGAGCGGAACTGGGTCTAGTCATAATGGTAGTAATGATGTACCTTGGCCTACAACTCCCGGCGCGATATTCACTGAACCGGAAGAAAGTTTCGATCAAGGATATGGTCATACTCCCGTTACATGGCAGGAATACGGTGCTCCGACTGCCGTATGGGATGACTGGAACCAGAACGGTTCTGCTTATGGCAACCTAGAACCAAATATGCCGACCAATGCTCTTGCCAGCACATCGCCAGATGCTTTCGTCGGGACTATAAGCTCTGCAAGTGGAACTTCTATTACGATGACTGCGCCGTTGGTCAGCTCTGTGACAAGTGGCATCGTGCTGCATGACGACACGGTAGCCATCAATGCAGCGATCAAATCAGTGTGGAGTGCGGGCACCTTGTACGCTGGACAGATTCAGATTCCCGAAGGTACATTCCGTTTATCCTCTTCGATAAATCACAATTATGTGACTTCAGGTAGCTTCCAGCTAGCCTACTCCATGTTCGGTTTTCAGGCCACAGCGCAACAGTACACGAATCAATGGTATGGTGGCAGCTATTGGCATAATCAATATTCGACAGGTAAGACTCCTGGTGGTGGATCAGTCATCCAAGCAACTACTGCGTTTGATAAGCTGCTTAGCTACGTGCAAGGCGGGACGGTTCAAGCCCAGTTGCGCAACCTTACGTTTCTTGGTTATGGGGTTGGTCATCAGGAAGGCATAAGCAATCAGAATGCTGCTGGATATGGTGTGAGTTTGCTTTCCTACGCCAATTGGGAAAATCTCAATGTATATAACGTCTGGAAAGGCATCAACGTAATTGCGCAGTGGTCTACGTTTCGCAATCCTACTATCCTCGGAACGGTACACGGATGGCTGGTGCCAGCTAGTCCATCTGGACTGTGGGTTTGTAACAATATCGATGTGTATTCTCCGCAGATAAAAAATGCCGTAAAGAATGGTATAGTATGGCGCTGTCATGGTAATATATCTGGCGGCAACATGGAGTGCAACTCGACAGACTACCTCGTTGGATTCTCATTTAACTTAAGCATATTCGGTGGCGGCTTGGAACGGTGTAACAATGGCTATCTGGCCCATCCTCATTTGGATGTGATTCAATCAAGACTTAATGTCAATGGCGATGGCGTTGCGGCCCCTATGGGGACATATACTCCCGGCGCAGTTATACGGTGCGGTCAGCAAATACAATTTGATTATTTCAAAATGTCTTCAGGTTCATTGTTCCTTGGTGAAAATGGCCTTAGTGCTTGTGGAATAAACTATGCAACCCTTAGTAACTCAACATCACAAACTGGCGCTGGAATATTTTTAGCTAAAACTGCAACTAGTGTAGAAGTGAACAATGTAGATGCACAAAATGAAAGTGCGGCTGCTAGGATTATTGACTCAAGTTCGGGTATGTTAAGTATTGATCCCGGTCGCAACCGGATAACTGCCCAGAATATCCCTGTTGGTGCAACTGTTTTTTCACCTAGAGATACGACATTTGCCAATGTCAATAATTTGAATTCGCAAACACTATCGGGTGATCCACAATCACCCTCAGGAGCTGGAAAGTATGAAAGCCTATACACTTCATCTTACTTCGGACTCGGCGCTACCGCAGGCCAACCGTGGAACTATGTATCCACTACACCTAATAGAATACCTACCGGACCATCAGAAGTAGGCATGTTCCTTAAAGGCGCACCTTCTTGGACTAACTCGCTGGCCGTTGCCATGATAACTACAGATACTACCCTGCAATTAACTAATCCAACTGATACCACCAATTATGCCACTTCGGGAACCGGATGGCTGATGGTAGATAACGAGGTTATGAGCTACACGGGTAATGCTACACCGACAAATACTCTAACTGTCACACGCGCATTGAATGGCACCATAGCTGCGGCCCACAGTATAAATGCATCTATCTATCAGGTTGGGCAGGCACAGTTGACGGTTAACTGTTCACCTTTTGTTGCGGGTGGACAGAGATTCCTAGTGCTGCCAAACAGTTACTATCTATACAAGTTTCTAACTGACTTAGCAATATGCACCAACACGTCTGGGGTCACCTTCGGAACGGCTAACTACCCGGCGGGTAGCATTACAAATGTGTACTTCGGTGGTGCATATATCGCACCTTCTACCAATCCAAGTGTACTTACTAAGTCTGTGCTAACTTCTGCACAAGGCATCGCTTCTGCATATACATTTACTGCGGCTACTCCCGTTGCTGGTGCTGGCGCAGGAGTCACTTCAGGACCGACTACAAGTGTAAGTGGGAATGTGGCTACATTCACTGGAACGGCTGGTCAGATACAGGATAGTGGTGCGGCATTGACTACCAAATCGGGAACGCCTACGGCGGGAAAGGCTACGTGCTGGAAGACTGCCAGCCAGATAGGCTACTGTTCCACCCAGCCGGATGCGACGGGAAGCTGCACTTGTAACTAGCGAAATGTAGTGTGAGGCTGTACTTTCAAAGGAGAGTTAAAGGCTGAATGAAATGAATATTAGATCTTTGATATTTGGAATACTTTTTATTC